ATCTAGGTTCTGTACCTGTTCTGATGTCAAACTCATTATTTCCTTGACATCTTCATTTACATCGACTAAATCAGCATGTCTATCTTCAATCCAATCGTCCACATTATTTAAAAATTCAGTAAGTTTTTGTTCGTTAGTCAAATTTACCCCTCCACTCTTCTATAGACTCGCTGTGCGACAATACAATTAAAGTTATATGGTTTAACTCACACCAAGCTCTTTTATCGTTATCTCTAGCCTTTGCTTTGAAAAAAGCCATCTTGTCCTTGTGAAAAAACGAATTAAATTCATAGTGCTGCTGTCCGTGTACCTCTACCATTAAGTCTCTGTTTGGTATATATAAGTCTGCATAAAGAAGTGTTTTCCTTGACCCAGTTTTTGTGCCCGGAAGGGTGACTTCTTGCAAAATTCTATCATACGGATAGATCTCTTTCAACAACATTTTTGCTTTTTTATGAAAAGAAGATCTATTTTTTTCATCGACTGATGCTTGGCTTCTCGTCGGATTCCAAATCCACACTTTTCCATCAAGTCCTGTCACATTCATATTTTATCCTTTTGATGAGCGCTGAAATATTTTCTTGTTTCAAGAGTTCCGTATCGGCGTATTGAAAGCCGGGATTATTCATAAGAAACTTGCACATTTTGACAGGAAGCTTCTCGTCAAATTTGTACAAGTCCATCTTTACCATTGGCCAAATTTCAGAAAATATATCCGTGCAGAAGCTGGGCTGCACTATCGGCACACAATTGCACAATATTGACTCCCAAGTCCTGAATGTATCGCAAGCGTTTCCCTCTGGGCAGATAGAAAATCGGTGCTCTGATAACATCGCATAAAAATCTGTCCTGCTGGGGAGACTGTTTGGCGGGAAGTGTGTTACATAATCAAGATGTTGAATTGCATTGTTTAGATCTTCTCTATTATGATGTGTAATATCAAAACTTGAGAGCACTAAATGGCGTTTATTTTCTGATGGCACCAAATTGGCATGTGAGTCCGTGTCAGGAAATGGCCCAATAGGAATAGGATATAGCTGCTTACCGATAGAAGAAGAAACTATTGGTGACTTCAGGTTGGTTACGAATATATTGTCAAAATGAGAAAAAAGTGAATCCAAATCAATAGGAGCCCATCTATCAAAGTCGGTGCCAAACCAGTAATGATTTTCAAGTCTAGTACCTCTTCGGCTTTTGGAAGCCCTGTGATAACCTCTCATGTCAAAATGAGCGGAAAAATCATCACAAAATACGATTAGGTTTTCTCTTGGTAGATCATTAAAACAGATGTTATTTAATTTACATGCGTTCTTAAGTCCTTTCAAACTTAAGCCTAATACTCTAGTGAGACATGTACGAAATACATCACTATCCCCAGAGACATGACCGCCGCGCAAGCCGAAAAAACATCTAGTTATTGTATCATCTACAATATCTATTGGGTTGTGTACTTTGTTTTCTTCATTAATTTTGCAGTGTTGCTCTATATACATTAAAGCATTAACCTTATCTCTTTTTCTAAAATGTCAACCACTTTGTCGTTTGACAAAAAGAAGTTATAAAGTTTTTCCTGCCCTTGAAATTTAACGGACTTAAGCACAGCCTCTGTGTCGTCTATGTCTACTTCGGGCTTTATTTCCTTTACAATATCTGTGTGACCTAACATAAACTCACAAGTCAGCCAAGCACCTGCTTTTCCGATAAGACCTAGATCTAGACCTAACATAATTAATTCTTGAACTTTGTCGATACCGTGTCCATATCTGACCCAGCTTTGGCACTCTGTTCCCGGAGATCCCATAGAGGAACATACAACTTTCCAGTTAACAGCTTGACCAACTTGACGATCTCCTTGAACCCAAGGGCTGATTGATTTGACTTCCATTCGTGTGTCTGCCTGATATTGGATTTTACGCCCACAATCCGGCATTCTTGACGCTCCATACCCTGAAGTATTAGCAATGAAGTGTGTGATAATAATCAAGGTGGCTCGTTGGTTTGGAACAATCTGTCCCATCTTTTTGCAGAATACCGAAAGAATCTTTGGTAAACCCGCTCGTCCGGGAGTCATGTCCCCATCGAGCTCTTTTGCGGGCATGAGTGATGACGTGGAGTCAATAATACAGACACAGCCTTCATTCTCTTTTGCACTGACTAACTTGACAGCGATGTCTAAAAATGCTTCAGCGCTGAGTGGCTCGTCTTCGGAATGGATCACCTGCATCTTTTCTTTATCTAGACCGTCAATACCAAGAAGATTCATTTCTTTGAGCCTTCCCTCTGCGTCCAAATAAATAATCGGCCTTCCTTCCTTCTGACAGTTTGCAGCGATCTGAAGGGCTGTGGTGGTCTTGCCACATTTCGGGTCTCCAGTTAAGATGACCCAAGAGCCTTCTTTAATTCCACCGCCTAAAGATAAATCAATCGCAGGACTAACAGTCACAACTTTGTAATCTTTTCTACGCTCTAGAATCTGGTTGCCGGTAGAGATAACATTCCCATATTTTTTAATAATATCCTTAACAAACGCAGGATCATTCTTCTTTACTCTTGCCATTAGAGCTCCTTAATTTTGAAAAAAGTGTTTTCTTTCCATATGTTTTTCTGGGTTTAGAATTTACGCTTTCTTTGCGAATATGCTTAGGTTCTTTAATAACCTCTTTTTTCTTGCTTAGAAAATATGCGTGCTTCTCGATCCCCTCTTTGACCCACTTTGGCATTGCAGAATAAACCTTTTTGTTTTTGTTTACTATATAATCAAAAACTGCACGCTCACCAAACTCAGATATCAACTTACTAACAGACTGTACCTGTCTAGTGTAAGCTGCTTTTTGGGTCTTGTTCCAAAACTTGTACGCGAGAGAGCCTTTGTTTTCGGACTCTGCCTTGCGCTGTATCAGTATTTCTGCAATGTATTGAGCTGCGGTACAATATTCACCCGTTGAGGGTGACTTGAATTTGCTCGTTTGACTTCTTTGTTTCGCCATTTCGCCAAATCATAAAAGAAAGGTTTTCTTGTGTAACATTTCTAGTCTGAACAAAATCAACAAATTCACATTCAGGCCAGCTATATTTTTTAATATCAACTTGATTTAGATTTTCATTCAATAAACCAAAGGTCATATGTTGATAGGAAGGCCCATCGCCTGTAGCCATATCTATATCTTTGGAATAGCCTCTAGCAATAAACACACCGTCAAGACCGTTTTCATCTTCGTATACAACCTCTTCTGGCGCACCTATGACTATGCATTGAATTTTGACTATGTTTCTGCCGGATTCCTCACAGTACTCCTTTAGTCTAACCCAAGGACTTAAAGTAAGTCCGGGTCTTTCATAGTCACCCCAAACAACAGTACCGTCGTCTAGGGTGCACTTCCAAGTCATGGAAATATCTTCCATGATTAGTTTTCTTATATAGTCATCTCTGACAGTGCATATCATTTTTCATCCCTCTTGATTTCGCAGATATAATCTCTCATTCGGTCTGGTATAGCTCTAGGGGTTTTCTTTTTATTTTCGTCGCCAGTCATGGAAGCGCTTTCAGTCATCACTGTAGCTCCATACTTTTGGTTACGAGCAAACTGTTCGCCTGCTTTAGGAGGAGACCATTCTTGTCCTCCTTCAGTGCCTTCCTGCTCGGGCTTGACCGTCGTAAGGTGTTTATTGACAATGTTCTCAGATCTATCTAAATCTTTAGCAATAGAGTCTGCGCTCTTGTCTTTGTTGTCCTCAATATAAGTCTTTTCTTCTTTAGAAAGTGGGCCTGTCTTAGTCATTTAACTATTCTCCATTAATGCTCTGCGAGCTCTTGTCAAAAAAATCCTGTCCAACGTAGAGAGATATTCCATATAATAAGCAAAAACCTTTTCATCTACTTTTCTAAATGTAAAGTATGGACGATTATGCTTTCCTTTGTCTGCACCTAGCGGGTCAAACAAATCGCCTCTCCCGTATTTAATATAATATGTTTTGAATCCCTTGTTGTTGGCAAGCTTAGCAAATGCCGAATCTTCTGCAGTTTCAGATGCGTCCGATCCATAATAAGTATGAGTTATCCTATCTGGATCTGGAAGATCTAGATCGCTAACGTCTTCGTGTTCCCATCTAGCCATTTAAGCTCTCCAATTTAGAAATAAGGTTTTTAATACAATTATGTTTGTCGATTCCGTCTATGAAAATTTCAGCGAAGTCTGTAATTCCATATTTTGTCAACTCTTCAGCGCTAACGGGGGTTGGGTGCAATGAGCCGTCTTTACCCATTGGGAAGATATCTATAGCAAATCTAATTCTAGCTTTATGTGGCTGCTCTGCTCGTATAGTCTTAGACATTATTCGCCTTTCTCTATGTATTTTTTCTTTTGGGCTGCTGTCATCTTGTTTATTTTGTTTCTACGTTGATTGACTTCTCGGTCTTTCTTAACCTTGTCCATGTTGTCAGCCTGCATTTTAGATTCAAGCTCATACCTACCGAGTTTTTGAGTGTTGCGGTCGGCTAAATGTTGGATTGTAGTTGGTTCACCCTTGACGGAAACATGAGGAGCGTTCAGGATTACTCTTCTGAATTTATGTTTTTTGCATT